GGACTCGCTGACTTCCTGAAGAGATTGAAGCCGATCTTGAAGCCTTTGGCTGTTTTCGGTCTGTTGCTCACGCCGATTGGCAAGGTCTTGGTCGGCTTGGACTTTATCTTCGGCAAGTTGGAAAAGTCCGGCGAGAAGATACGCAAGCAAAGAGAAGCTCTGGCTGCGACTATGGCCACCGAGTCCAAGCGAGACATGGCTGCTGTGGGCAGAATGAAGATTGAGGGCAAGAGCAACAAACTCACCGCCGAGCAACTATCGCTTCAGAAGAAACTGCAAGAGCAAGAGAAGAAGCTCGCGGCTGAGAAGGATAAGGAGCGAGCCAAAAAACAAGAGGAAGCGCGACAAGACAAGATCAAGTCGGATCTCGCAGCGCGCTTTGACATGGAGAACATTCAACTGGTGGCGGCCAAGCGCAATGCCATTGAGAAGGGAGCCAACGCGGAAACATTGGCGGCAATCGAGGGGCTCCAAGCAATCCGCACCAAAGGCTATAAGGATGACGAGGAGGCTCTTAATAAACTCATCGCACTCGACAAGGCGCGCGCGGGATTCGTGGAGAGTGAGACTCTGCGCTTGAACAGGCTCAAGGTCGAGATTCCGGTCAGCTATGTGACCAAGAGTGGCGTGGAGATTCCTAGTCCACCGATGGCTGGCGCTTCAGCTGCGGCGAGATCCCCATTCCCCAGAGTGCCTTCAGGAAGAGCCACAGAGTTCGGAATTCCTGCTCCCACTGCACTCTTCCCACAGCTTTCAATGGTAGATCTTGGTCAAGGTGCGACAATCATCGAAGTATATGTCGATGTACAGGGCAATATCTTTACCGAGCAGGAGCTCATTCAAGGAGTCAAGGATGGACTCTATGAACTACAAAGATCAGGAGTGAATACAAATCTGCTTGGACTAGGTCGTGGTGAATGAGCACCGGCGCGACCTTCAAGTGCATCATTGACTTCTCGAATGGAGCAACCTTTGATCCAGCCCTGGTGCTCGATGATCCCACTACACCACTGGATTCCTCAGTGCTCGGCACAGCAGCATCGGAGACTCTGGATGTGACTCAGTATGTCCTGAGAGCCAATATCCGCAGAGCCTACAATCGCGCATCGGACAGCTTCCAGACTGGCACTGCCACAGTCCGACTCATCGATGAAACTGGGCTCTTCAATCCGGCCAACACTTCTGGATCTCTCTACGGCAAAATCCTGCCGATGCGGAAGATTCGCTTCCTGGCCACCGATACTTTAGGCACTGAATATGCTCTGGGCTCAATGTATGTCCAGTCATGGAAATACACTTCTCCCACAGGCTTTGATCCGGCATTCGTGGATCTCAACTGCATCGATGGATTTCAGCTTCTCAATCTTGCCACCATCACCACAGTCTCAGGCGGCAGCGCAGGGCAGACCACAGCGCAGCGAATCAGCTCGATTCTGGATGCAGCAGAGTTCCCAGGTGGCATGCGCTCGATTAGCACCACAGCGACCACCACAGTCCAGGCCGATGATGGATCTTCCCGCTCAGCTCTGGCCGCGTGTCAGACAGTGGAGCAGACCGACCTGGGTGCCTTCTTCATGAACCAAAATGGCTACGCCACCTTCAAGTCAAGGTCAGACATCATCTCGGCTTCTGCTGGTACTCCCACACAATTCTCCGACACCGGCGGAGCCGGAACGATTGCCTATCGTGCGGTCAGCTTTGACTTGTCCGACTTTGGCATCGTCAATGCCTGCACAGTCACGCGCACCGGCGGCACAGCTCAGACTGCCACCGATAGCACCAGCCAGGAGACCTTCTTCCAACATTCCCGCATTCGTTCTTCCATCGCCCAGACCGATGCCGATGCACTCAACTCAGCGCAGATGATTATCGCGAGCCGCAAGGAAGTGGGGGCAGACCTGCGCATGGAGTCGATGAGCGTGGATGCCTTTGATGGCTCATCTGCCACGAGAGTCACCGCTGCCTTGGAGCTCGATGTCTTTGATCCGATTGAAGTCACGCAGATACTTGAGGGTGGCAACGCGGTCAGCGAGACTGTCATCACCGGAGTCGGCTACGACATCACTCCCAATTCATTCACCACAATCTTCACCACAGCGCAGCCCTTCGCGGTAGGATTCGTCTTGGATTCGACTGTCGATGGACTGCTCGATGAAGATTCCTTGTCTTACGCCTAGAAGGAGAAGAGATGGCCACTTTTACGACTGGTCAAGTGCTAACAGCCGCAGCCATGAACTCGATCGCAAACCTCACGATGCGAACAGTGACCGCCACCAGCGATACATTCGTGTTGGCGGATGCAGATAATAAACTTCTGATTTATTCGACCACTGGCACAGTGACCATCACCATCCCGCCAAACAGCAGCGTGGCGATGACCACTGGTAGCGTGGTGAATATCGTCAAAACAGGCGCAACAGGCACACTCTCCATCACACAAGGCTCGGGCGTAACTATTTCAAGCGCCGGTGCAACTTCAACAAATCCCGTCATCACTTCTGCATTCAAGGCCGCTTCCTGCATGAAGATTGACACTAATTCCTGGATTGTGGTGGGCGGTATCTCGTGACTCCCATAATCCTGGGCATTCTTGCATCTCCTAGCCAACTTTCACCATCGTCAGTTGATTATTTAGTTGTAGCAGGTGGTGGCGGCGGTGGTTGGGGAAATGGCTCAGGTGGCGGCGGTGGCGCAGGCGGATTACGCAGCACAGTCACTGCAACAGGCGGTGGTGGATCATTAGAAAGCGCTCTCGCAGTAGTCAAAGGCGCAACTCTCACAGTCACAGTTGGCGCAGGAGGCGCTGGTGGAACTTCAGCTACTGGAATAGGAACCAGCGGTTCTAATTCCGTATTTTCTTCCATTACATCAACAGGTGGTGGTGCTGGTGCGAGTCCAGGAATTGCTGCCCTTACGGGCGGCTCAGGTGGTGCTAATGCTTCCATAAGCGAGGGAGTTGTCGCTGGTGCCGCTGGTACCGCAAATCAAGGTTATGCGGCTGGTTCATCCCATAATGGCGTAGGCGTTGCACCATACGCCGCCGGTGGCGGCGGCGGTGCTAATGCCGTTGGTGGTAGTGCTAATAGTGGTGGAACCGTTGCTGGTAATGGAGGCGCGGGAGTTAGTACGTCAATTAGCGGATCATCAACGCCTTACGCTGGCGGTGGTGGTGGCAGTTGCTCCACATCAGGAACGGCTGGAACTGGAGGAACTGGCGGCGGTGGTAACGGTGGTTCAGGCTTCGGTGCTACTGGTGGAACAGGCACCGCTAACACCGGAGGCGCTGGCGGCGGTGGCGGTTGGGCTCCGGGAGGTGGGGCTGCCAATGGCGGCGCAGGTGGTTCAGGAATAGTCATTATCAGTTATTCTTCTGCATTTGCCGACGCTGCAAGCACAACAGGTTCCCCAACAAAGACTACAAGTGGTGGAAAAACCATTTACACATTCACCGGAAGCGGGAGCATAACTTTTTAATGGCACACTTCGCAAAGTTAAATGAAAATAACATCGTGATTGATGTGATTGTGGTGAATAATGCAATCCTCAATCCTGATGATGAAGAATCAAGTGGTCTTGCATTCTTAATTAATTGGTCTGATGGTTATTCTTTATGGAAGCAGACTTCATATAACGGCAAAATTCGTGGGAAATATGCGGGAATCGGTGACACTTACAATCCAGGAGAAGACATCTTCATAGTGCCACAGCCTCACGCTTCCTGGACACGCGATGGATCGTATTGGAAGCCGCCAGTGCCTTATCCGAGTGACGGAAAATTCTATGAATGGAACGAGAAGAAAATGCGATGGGATGCAGTATGACCACAGCCGCCAGACTCATCGAGATCGCTGAGGCAGAGATTGGCTACACCGAGCAATTCGACAATCTGACCAAGTATGGCGAAGCGATGAAGGCCAACGGCCTGCCCTGGTGCGGCTCTTTCGTGAACTGGTGCGCGAAGAAGGCAAAGGTCAAGATTCCCAACACAGTCTCGACAGTCGCAGGATCACAAGCCTTCAAGAAGGCAAAGAAGTGGGCAGATGCTCCGGCAAAGCCAGAGCCAGGATGGATTGCCTACTTTGACTTCCCTGATGACAATGTCAATCGGATTTCGCATGTCGGAATCGTGGTCAAAGACTTAGGGAAGGGCTGGTGTGAGACAATAGAAGGCAACACTTCCGGAAGTGGCTCCCAGCGCAATGGTGGCGAAGTGATGAGGAAAAAGAGGCAATATGCCAAAGGGGGAGCCATTGTTGGATTCGGCATTCCCACATTCAAGGGAGAATCATGAAAATCAAAACACAGAAGACCATCAAGGCGGCTGCAGGCTCTTATTTGCGCGCTGCGATAAGTGCCATCATCGCTTATTATCTCGCCACAGGAGACATGGACTTGAGAGCACTGGGATCTGCTGCGCTCGCCGCAGTCCTTCCGCCTTTGGCAAGATACGCAAATCCCAAGGATCCTTTGGGAAGATAGTGTGGCTGCTCCCATTGATTGCTCTGGCACTTGCCGGATGCAGTTACGACGGCAGCTATAGATATGAATGCCAAGACCCCAAAGTCTTCACAGACCGCAAAGCCCATCCAGAGTGCCACAGACCGCTCTGCGAGGCCAGTGGCATCTGCACTGAGGACATTCTTGGAATTGACATCTATAAGCAGATCATGGATCAAGTCGATGCCGCGCAGAAATAGGCTCGCACCGCATGAGCTCTGGGCTCGGCTGATCTTCTGGACAGGCATCATGGTCGCTGCGACCTTCACGATGCTCTGCGCATTTCTCGCGTATGCCTTTATCTTCATCACGCAGCCCATTGGCGCACAAGCAGAGAATGACAAGCTCATCGGTGGGCAGATCTCTACCATCGTGACATTCCTTGCCGGTAGTCTAGGCGGCATCTTGGCATCCAATGGCTTGAAGAAGACAGCAGACAATCGGAAGGAAAAAGATGAGGACAATTCAACGCAATGATTTCGCAACGATGGCAGTCATTGTGCCATCACGCGGAAGGCCAGAAAATATCATCGAGCTCCAGCAAGCATTCAAGGAGACGATGACCGAGTCACCGATGTTCGTGGTCTGCGATCACGATGATCCACAGCTGACCGAGTATGAAAAAATAGCGGAGAATCTCATGGTCTTCCGCAGAGAATCCAAAGGCATGGCAGCTCCGCTCAATAAGGCTGTTCGCAAGTTGCTCATCGAGCATCACTTCACACACTTTGCCTTCTTAGGCGATGACCACAGACCCAGGACACATCGCTGGGATCAGATGTGGATTGATATTTTGCAAGATCATGGGGGCTTGGTCTATGGCGATGACCTCTTCCAGCGCGAGAATCTTCCGACAGCAGTGGGCATGGAAGGCATCATCGCCGCAGAGCTGGGCGGGATGGTTCCCGAAGGCTTTATCCATCTCTATCTCGACAACTTCTGGAAGAGACTGGGCGAAGATATAGGCCGACTCTTCTATCTTCCGGACTGCATCATCGAGCACTGCCATCCGCTCATTGGCAAGAGCAAAGTCGATGAGGGCTATGTCCGAGTCAATAGCAAAGAAATCTATGATGCTGACGGCGAAAGATTCGTGCAATACATGGCATCCGAGGAATATGCAGCGTTGGTCAAGAGACTCACATGATTCTCATCACTGGATATGGGGGCTTCGTAGGTCGCAACTTCCTACAATCATCGCATCTCTATGGAGATGTCCGGTGTATTGACATCAAGACTGGCATAGATGCCAGAGACTTCTTCCGCAATGATGACACGCACTTCGATCTGGTCATCCATCTGGCTGCGGTAGTCGGTGGTCGGATGCTCATCGAAGGATCTCCGCTCTCACTGGCTGTTGATCTCAGCATCGATGCAGAGATGGCATCCTGGGCAATGCGTACCAAGCCAGGTCACATTCTCTACTTCTCATCCAGTGCCGCCTATCCCATCAAGTATCAGGAAGAGCATCTCCAACACAAGCTTTCGGAAGCCGACATCAATCTGGACATGATTGAGAATCCCGACATGACCTATGGCTGGGCAAAGCTGACCGGCGAGATGCTGATGAATCACTTACGGCGCGAAGGGCTCTCTGTGACCACGCTACGGCCATTCTCCGGCTATGGCGCAGATCAAGACCTGGACTATCCCTTCCCATCCTTC